GTGTCGAAGTACAAAAACATCTCGCTTGAGATTAAGAACTCCATCGGCTATCTCTCGATCAGTCGCCCTTCGGCTATGAATGCACTAAATCAGTTTACACTTCATGAGATTGGTGATGCCGTTGAAGTTGTTAGATCGTCCCCTGAAGTTCGTGGCTTGATCATCACCGGCGAAGGAATTTCCTTTGCGGCGGGCGCAGATATCCATGAGTTGGCGGGAATTTCCCCGCTTAAGGCCGAACACTTTGCCGCATCCGGCCAGTTGGTTTACGACTCCATTGAACAGCTGGGAAAGCCCAGCGTCGCCGCAGTGAACGGTTTCGCGCTAGGCGGAGGGTGCGAACTTGCGCTCTCATGTACGTTTCGAATCGCCTCCGAGAATGCTAGTTTCGGACAGCCAGAAACGAAGCTTGGAATCATTCCGGGATTCGGCGGGACGCAGCGCCTTCCTCGACTAATCGGGAAATCAAGGGCAATGGATATAATACTCACGGGCCGCAAAGTAAACGCGCAAGAGGCGCGCATGTTTGGACTGGTGAATTATGTTGTGCCCGACGACAAGCTCGTATCCGCCTCAGAGGAGTTACTCAATACCATATTCGCCAACGCCCCGGTGGCTACAGGGCTGGCGATGCAGGCGATCAACGCCAGCGACAGCGTAGACTTGGCCACCGGGCTCCTGTTGGAACGCTCACTATTCTCGCTATGTTCATCCACAGATGATGTTGACGAAGGCGTTGCTGCTTTCCTGGCTCGACGCCCACCACGATTCTCTGGGAATTGATGTGAATGGGATGGATTCAAAACTCAAGTAGCGACTTGCTCGAACCTCCACTGCGATAGTTACCTGAGGTCATAGGACGCATAGTCATGCAGATTTCGTCACTGAACATAAGCGCGGATCTGCGCAACCGAATTGAGGCAATCCTACTCAATCCTGGCCCCATTGTTTCCAATACCTACGACGCATTGACGGCAGCTGATTCTGACTATGCGACGCTGTCCGGCCCACACAAGCAAGACCTATTGGACTCCATCAGGGCCTTCACAACTTTGTGGTTTCAATCGCTTGCGGAGAGCAGGTCGCTCAGAAGTGGACCGGCCAGCCTTTCGTAGACATCCGGTTGCCATAATTGATGGCAATGACCGAGGTGTTTATGGGCAACAGCAAGCAGTACACGGATGAGTTCCGGGCAGAGGCGGTGAAGCAGGTGATCGAGCGTGGCTTCACGGTGGTGGACGTCGCCTCCCGGATCGGTATTCCCAAGCACACGCTCTATGGATGGGTGCAGGCCGCCAGGAAGGCGACACCGGCATCCGGTGCTGCAGCAGCGCCGACCGACTCAGCCGAGATCCGCCGGCTCAAGGCCGAGCTGCGGCGGGTGACCGAGGAGCGCGACATCCTAAAAAAAGCCGCCGCGTACTTTGCCAAGGGGTAAGGGCGAAGTACGCGTTCATGCGTGCGCACGTCCGCGAGTTCCGTCTGGTGGCGATGTGCCGGGTGCTTGGCGTGCAGCGCAGCGGCTACTACGCCTGGCTGCGCCATGGCGCCAGCGCTCGCGAGCGCGAGGATCAGCGTCTGCTGGGACTGATCAAGCATCACTGGCTGGCCAGCGGCACGGTGTACGGCTACCGCAAGATCACCCTGGACCTGCGCGAGGCCGGCGAGCGCTGCAGCCGGCACCGCGTCCTTAGGCTGATGAAGGCAGAAGGCCTGCGTGCGCAGGTCGGGTATGGCCGCAAGCCGCGCCATCGCGGCGGCCCCGTGGGCCTGGTGACCAATGTGCTCAACCGGGACTTCACGCCAGAGGCCCCGAACAAGGTCTGGGTCACGGACATCACCTACATCCGCACTTACGAAGGTTGGCTGTTCCTGGCGGCAGTGATGGACCTGTATTCGCGCCAGATCGTGGGCTGGGCGACGGCGCCGACGATGACCAGCGATCTGGTGCTGCAGGCGCTGGTGGCGGCGGCTTGGCGGCGCAAGCCGGGCCCAGGCGTGCTGGTGCATTCGGATCAGGGCTGTCAGTTCACCAGCAGCGATTGGCAGTCGTTCCTGAAAGCGCACCGGATGGTGCCGAGCATGAGTCGTCGCGGGAACTGCCACGACAATGCCGTTGCAGAGAGTTTCTTCAGCGTCTTGAAGAAGGAGCGGATCAAGCGACGGATCTACCCGACACGCGCCATGGCAGCATCGGACGTGTTCGACTACATCGAGATGTTCTACAACCCGATCCGCCGGCATGGTTCCGCTGGCGGCGTGTCACCGGTAGAGTTTGAAAGGCGCTACGCGCAGAGCGGCAACTGAGTGTCTACAGAACTCTGGCCGGTCCAATCGTAAGTTCTGTCGATGCGCAACAATGACAGCGCCCACGGTCATCGCTACCGCCCACACAATGATGATTGCGGCGAACAGAGTCATCTGTTGGAAGGTGGACAACGTTTCCAGGAAATTCATTGGATACCTCGCGGGAGAATGCGGCAGCAAGCCACCGGCACGCGCTACTGCGGGCCTTACTTCGCCTCTGCGTCTACAAGCCCAGCGCGAATTCTGACGCATTTTTCCGCTTTCTGGGCGATCAAAATTGCTATCGACCGATCAGGCGTGCGGGCGCTATGGCTGCAAAGTGCGGGCGGGATGGCTGCATCAACGACGGGAACTCTTCAGGCCGTAAGGCTGGCGTCAAGCCGGGCGGGGAGGGCCATCCGCCCACACTTGAACTTCTGAATGCGCAATGACACTTGCAGATCAGAAGCAAAGGCGCAGAATCAAGGCTCAAGTGCGGTCTTACGGTGTGATCGTGGCTAGACCTATCAGTAACGAAGACGTCTATTTGGCTGTCGAGCAGCTTTTGAGAGATGGCTTACCGCCGACCCAAGCTAACGTCAGGCGGGCGCTTGGCGGGAAGGGCTCTGGGCCAACTCTATCCCGGGGCATTGACTCCTGGTTCCGAGAATTTGGGCGTGCCGCGATGTCTCTTAGAGCCTCAGCGGGTCCCGCCAGCTTGATGGCGAAGGAGAGCGCCTGTGAGGTGGCATCTTGTCTAGAGGCAATGACGGCCCAGCTGAAGACGGATCCTCACCAAGACATTGGTGAGCTCTTTCGATATGTGCTTGAAAGATCCGGCAACCTTTTAGAGAAGCTGGTCGCCAGGGAACGCGAGCTTGACCAACGAGCAGCCGACCTGGAGACGCTGAGAGCAAGCTTGTGGGATATGACGCCGGGAACGACGCAGACGACTGACCCTTAATAGATGGCCAATCTATAGCGCCTTATCAGGCCACAAGCAGTCATTGCCGAACAAGTAACAGATTTACATGGCGCTTGGTAACAGATTTACCTGCTTCGTCAGCGGAACCAACAAAGGCCCAGATTCGCCGGATACGACATTTCGCATAATGTATATCGTGCAAGGCGTTGCCAGCCTGCGGCATGGCCTGCACGTCGCGGGGGAGGGTGAAGCCAACGGCAAGCAGTACCACCATTGCAGCTGTCGCCAGCCTCTTGGCGAGCGCAGCCCACGCCTTGCCAGCCTTACCTTCCGCACGGATTGCTTTGATGGCTACAAGCCATTGCACAGGATCATCTCCGGCCATGACGGCCATCTCTGCGATGTGCTCTTCATCGGGGTAGGCATCGCCATTTCGCCACTTCGACACCGCCTGCCGGTGCACACCAAATTGCGCCGCCAAGGCGCTATCTGACGCGATTCCTGCCCTCTGCCGAGCCTTGTCGATCAGGGTGCTAACGATGCTCATGTCCCGTACCTAGTTGACAGCGTGTCCCGTAATCAGGTTACATGCTCTCCGTCCCGTACACACGGGACACCCGCCAACGGCACCCCAAGGCTGCTGGCGGGTTCCCTTGGGGGGCTTGGGGCAGGGGACAGGGATGATCGATCCGCTCATTACCTTCGTGCTGCTGGCGGCCATCGTGGCCGTGTCCATCGGCTGCGCAAAGCTCGTTTCATGGCTGCTCGACCGGCGTGACTACACCGCCTCGCAACAGTCCCGCGAAGCCCAGGTCATCGCGCTCGCAAAGGCTGAGATCGCCGCCACCAAGCGCGGTGATCTTCTGGCCGCCGCTCGCTACGCCGAAGAACAGGAGCGCGCCGCATGAGTAGGTATCCCTCATTCGCCGAGCTCGCCGAGTTCGACATGGGCCTCACGGCGTGCGCTGTCTTTCTCGCGCTCGTTCTCGGCGGGGCCATCGTCTCCATCGTCATCGAGCAGGCATGGCTGGGGCTTCGTCGCCTGTGGAAGCTGCGGAAGGATCGCTCCAATGGCCGCTGATATTGCTGAGTTCCTCCGCGATCCGCTCGTTGTCGCGACTGCCGGCGGCGTGCTGGTGACGGTCGTGTATTGGATTGTTGTGTTCGCGCTGCGCAAGAAGGGGTCGGGCAATGGCCGGTGATCGCGCGGTGCTGGCCGGCTCGGGACTCCCCTCGTCTAACAGGGGAGTCAGTGAATTCAGGAACCCCGAGGGAACCCTGACGGTCGGCATTGACTGGTTCTCCGCTTCCATCGATCTGCGCGCAGCGCTGGACGAACTCGCGTTCCGTGATGGCGACAGCTTCGAAGAGGTCCGCCAGTGGATCGAGTTCTCCCCGGACAACGCCCGCATCGCGGCCCTGCAGGTGTTCTGCTGGTTCTTCGCCGGGCTCGGCCTTGAACTTGATGAAACCGTGGGCGGCGGTCGCTTCTACACGTGGCGAATCAAGATCATCGACGCAGCCAAGAAGTTCGTTGGCATGATCGAATTGGGCGGCGAAGATTGCCGCCGCGCCGATGGCACGTATACCGCCCGTATCGAGCTAACGGGTGATGGATGCAAGGCCATAGGCGCAGCGCGCTGCGGCCATGCGCAGCGGTGGCTGGAGCTTCGAGCGAAGCTCGAAAGCTGCGCCGGAAGGATCACCCGTGTCGACGTGTGCGCTGATGACCTGGTGGGCGACTACCCATTGCGTATGGCGCAGAAGTGGTACGCCAATGGCGACTTCGACAACCGTGGTCAGCGCCCCAAGGCGCAGCTGGTGGACGACTACGACAGCGGTGACGGCAAGACGTTCTACGTCGGCGGTAAGAAGTCGGAAAAGCAGCTGCGCGTCTACGAGAAGGGCAGGGAGCAGGGCGACAAGAGTTCGCCGTGGGTGCGCTATGAGGCGCAGTTCCGCAACTCCAACCGTAAGGAACTGCCGCTCGACATTCTGCGTGACCCGGCCTCCTACCTGCTGGGTGCCTATCCGGTCCTGTCCTTTCTGCGCTGCGTTGCCACGCGCATCGAAATCACGAAAGCCGCCGTTGAGGCGACGTGGAAGAGTGTTCGCCGCCACATCCGCCGCCAGTACGGCGCAGCCCTCAATTTCATCGCCAAGAACTGCCCTGACGATCAGGCATTGCGGGCGGTAATCGAATCCTGCACTTCGCCATCGCTGCCGAAGTGGGTCACAGGTGACACAGCAGCGCACTGGCCCGAAATCGCGGCCGTACAGCCAACCTCAAAGGGGTAACAGCACATGAGCATCAAGGTCACCGTCCTCAAGAACGAAATTGACGAACGCGGCGGCAGCTTCAAGAACGACGCTGGCGAGAACGTGGAATACACCACCCGCAAGCAGAAGGCCAAGCTGGAAACCGGTGGTTTTGCCTACCCGTTCGACGTGCGCCTGGACAAGGGCCAGCCGGGCTACCCCGAGGGCGAGTACGAGCTCGATGTTGAATCCATGTTGCAGGTCAACAAGGGCGTCGCCTCGCTGAGCAAGTTCACCGTCCTGCGCATGGTGCCCAAGGCTGCACCGCGCGCAACCGCGCAGGCTTAAGTCATGGCCGTGTGCGTGTCTCTGACGGCTGAGGGGACGCTCGTACCCACCGGGGAGCCTGCATCGCAGTGTGGTGGGTATGTGCTTGTGTCAGCAGCAGAGCACGCACAGGCCTCAATTCTCATCGATCTATTCCAGTGGCCCGAACCTGAGGTGGCCACTGGCTGGTTCTCGGGGGTGTTCACGCTAGTTCTTGCACTGAACGTGCTCGGCTACATCGTGGGCGCCGTCGTGAAGTCGGTCAGTACAGAGCGGGATTGACCACCCCATTCAACGCGCACAACGCGCATAACCAAGGAGCAGTGCAATGGACTTCGGCGACATTCTGACCGGCCTCGCAGCCGCCAGCGCAGTCAGCGCAATCATCAGCGCAGGCGCCATCAAGGCGTCCCCGGGCTTCGCCCGCTGGGCGACCAACAAGGTCGCGACCTTCTTCCGCTGATCGCGGTCGAATCGTGACGGGGAGGGGCTGGGAAACCGGCCCCGATTCCTATGCAGACACAGCCCGATGACCTCAACACCGATGAATGCCAGGATGACTGGTGCCCTGAGTGTGGCGGTGATGACGTGATCGTGTTGGACGACGGCAGCCTGTGGTGTACGGAGTGCCGCACCGTCATCGACTACTAGGGGTAGGTGATGGATTTCAGTGGGGTATTTCTCGGGCTGTCCGTCGCTCAGGCCGTCGCCGCAATCGTAGCGGCTGGGACACTGATGGCACTGCCATGGTTTGGCCGGTGGTGTGTTGACAAGGTCGCGGGCTTCTTTGAAGACCGTGAGGACCAAGACGCCGACGAACATGCCGACGATGAGGCAGGCGAGGTGGAGGAGGCCGTGTGTGGTGACACCGGCCACGACTATGACGGCGGCGAATGCGTCTACTGCGGCGCTTCAGAGAGGGAGGATTGACGATGCTTGTGTGCATGGTGTTCGCGTTCATTGGCGGCTTGGCCGGTCACGCTGTCGCTCTGGCATTCAATGAGGCCAGTCAGTGATTCGACATGCCATCGTGACAACTGCGGCGATTGCACTGGCCGTTCTTGGCCTGAGCCTTTCCGCACCAGCACAGGCCGCCGGGTGTCCGGCGAGGGCGGGCATCTCCTATGCCGAGTGTGACGATCAAGGCGAGGCCTACGCAGCGGCATGGGCGGCTGCGACCGAGCAGGCTGGCATTTCCAATGCCGGTGGTGGGTCCACATGGGTCCCAATGGTTGAGCAGGAAGACAACGCATACGTTGGCTTCGTACGGCCCTCGTATGCGTCCAGCGGTCGGTATGCGTCCAGCAAGCGCGCCTACAAGACACAGTGCAGTGCGCGACCTGAGGAGACCGGGTGGAAGGGAGATAAATCAGGCTTCGGCGCCGTCTGTCACAACGGATGCAAGTACACCGATAGCCTCTACGCAGGATCACCCACAGGACACCTCTATGCGCCTTCTGGTGACACGTGCAAAACCGATGAGCTAGCCCCGCCCGAATCGGGAGACCCAGGCGAGGGTGGCGGCGATGGCGGCGGAACCGGCCCCGGCGACGGCGGTGGCGATGGTGGTGGTGACGGCGGCGGTGATGGTGGTGGTGGTACCGGCCCAGGTGGTGGAGATGGCGGTGGCGGAACTGGCCCGGGTGATGGTGACGGCGACTGCAAAGACCCTGCAGGCTGCGAAGGACCGGGCCCCGGTCCCGGCCCGGGCCCCGGACCCGGTGATGGTGGCGAAGGAGGCGAGGGCGGCGGGGCGGGGCCGACGACAGGGCGCCTCTACAAGAAGTCCGGCAAGACGGTGCAGAAGGTGTTGGCCGAGTTCAAGACCGCCATTGAGGGCGCGCCGATCCTGTCCAAGGTCAAGGGGTTCTTCGGCAATTGCACCGGCGCAGGCGGCTCCTGTCCCACCGCAACATGGGACGGCGGTCAGTACGTCGGCAAGTTCGATCTGAGCAGCTTGTGCAGCGGGCCATTGCTGCAGCTTTTCCAGTACGCCGGATTTGTCTTCCTTGCGGGCATGGGCGTTGTTGCCCTGAGGTGGGCACTGCTATGAATCGGAAACATCTGATCGTGTTGGCTGCAGCGCTTCTTGTGTTGACGCTGTCGGCATCATGGGCGTATGCCGAAGGCGTGAGCCCGATTGCTGCGATCACCGCATGGGCTAAAGAGCAGATCACGTCGCTGTGGGCGGACTTCTCCGATTTCATGACGGACCTGCAAACGGATTTCATCGAGCTTGTGCTGTCGTTCGTAAAGGCGATTGTGTACCTGATCCCGGCGCCGGACTTCCTTACGCAAATCAGCTTCTGCGCGATGCTCAATGCGGCCGGGCCATGGACCGCCTTCATAGTCGGGCAGCTGCGTGTCGGAGAGGCAATCGCGCTGCTGACCGCCGCCCTCATCTTCCGCCTTGTGCGGGTGTTCCTGACCGTATTCCAGTGGACGTAACGAAATGATCTTCGGCCATGAAGGGTTGCCGCGCAGCGGCAAGAGCTACGAGGCAGTGCTCCACCACATCCTGCCCGCGTTGCGCGCTAAGCGGCACGTGTACGTGCGCCTCAACGGCGTAGGTGTGAGCCTGGACAAGATTGCGGCTCACCTCGGGATGCCTGAGGAAGAAGTGCGCGATCTTGTCCACGTGATGGGCGACAAGGAGGTGGTTGACTGGTGTGTATGCGACACGGACAACGACGGTGCTATCTCGTTCCCCCACATCGAGAAGCATGCTCTAGTCGTGATCGATGAGGCGCATGAATACTGGCCCACGAACCGGGCCAATCTTCCGGAGCGCACGGCCAACTTCTTCGCCAAGCACGGCCACATCAGTCTTGACATGGTGATCATTTCGCAGGACTGCAAAGACCTGCACCGGCTGATCATTCGCCGCATGGCGAAGAAGAACACGTATACCAAGCTCGATGCGCTGGGCTCCGATCAGCGCTATTCGGTGAGGTTCTACGCCGCCACCGGCACCGGCAAGTATGAGACGGTAGGCACCGAGGTTCGCAAGTACGATCCGGCCATCTGGGAGCTTTACCACGGCGTGCAACCGGGCATTGAGTCCAACGAGGTCTACAAGGGCAACACCCGCACCTTGTGGAAGACACTGCGGGGCCCCTCAATCGTGATGGGGCTTGCACTCGTGATCGGCGTTGTCATGTTCCTGCGATTCTTCTTCGCTGGTGGATCAACTGGCGAGGAAAGCAAGTTGAAAGAGGTTGTGAAGTCGCAGAAAGCCGCGATTCCGGCAATCGCGCAAGCGCCCGGCGCACAGCCGGCCACCGTGGTCACGAAGGTAGTGGACACCCCGAAGTCCAAGGAGAAAATGCCTGCAGGCGTGCAGTACATCCTCGACATGGCGGGCAATGCCAGGGCGCGGCACGCTGGCTGGTACGGTCAGCGCGATATCGTGGAATTCCGCGCGTCAGGGGGAGGGCAGGTGCTCGACAGGTTCACTACGGAGCAGCTGTGGGCACTGGGCTGGTCCGTGAAACGGACGGAGTTTGGCGTGCTGCTGTCAGCGAAAGGCCATGAGATCATCGCGACCACTTGGCCCGTTGATCCGTTCGGCGAACAGTCCGATTCAACTACCGAGCGCATAAGGGCTGCGGCGGGGTCGCCTGTGACGAGCGCGAGCGAGACACAGCCGACCACCGCCGCGGCGAACGGGAGCACCTTGATTGCAGTTGGCAAGCGCCCGCTGGGCACGTTCCCCGAAACGCCGCCGTATCAGGCCAGCTTCTGATTTGTGTGACTGATCACGGGCAGCGGTCGTTCGGAGAAAGCACCCAGCCACCATCAGCGGCCATCTGCCTGTACGGCTTTCCTGCGAAGCACTGGACGTTCATCGTCGGCTGGTCGCCGCAGCGCGAGCCCGGTAGATTCTCCCAGCCGCCTTCGATGCGACGGAACAGCATGCCGTTGATGCATCGCATATCACGGCCCAGCTGCTCGGGACGTGCGCGGGAAGGCGTCACAACCGGTGCTGCTACGACCTCACGCTGCTGCATGGCTTGTGTAGGGGCCGCTGTTTCGACAGCATCAGCGGTGCGTCGCAGCCCCTCAAAACGCTCGCTCCATGCACTGTTGGTGCGTCCAAGCGTCAGTACACCGATGGTGGCAAGGCTTATCACCGTCAGAAACCCTGTGACCAGCCACGGGAAGTACCAGCGGCGCCGCTCGATAGGCGGCAGGTATTCCGGTCGTTCGCGTTCCATACGTCCCCCAAGGCGTCCTGAGCGCATTGTAGCCGGGGTGTAGGGGCAGCGCCCCTACGGAAGCGCCTCACACGCGCTGGCGAGGCCTCGGCCCCGGTAATGGCAGGACACCCGCCAGAGGATCGGCGTCAGGACCAGCCATCACCCCCGAAGACCGCTTTGCGCGACGATGGGCGACCTCGGCCAGGTCAACGATACCGGCACGCCCGAACGGCCGTTTCTGGCCACCTCGGGCAATCTCCATCATCCGACGCCATTCCTGCGCCTGTGCTGCCAGCAGAGAGAGCCAAGCCAAATCCTGCGGTTCCAGCTCACGGCCTTCGGGTGTGACCAGTCGACCGGCCTTAAACGAAAAACCGGCCCAAGGGCCGGTTAGGTTGCGATCACGCACAATCAGGCTCCATGCCACAGCAGGGCTGAGGGTCGAGGCAAGCTCCGTGCCAGTCTTGCCCAGATGCTCCGAACATAATATACATTATGCGAAATGTCGTATCCGTCGAATCTGGGCGTTTGTTGGCTCCGCATGGCAATGGCTGGGCCTCTGGCTCGGCTCTTGCCTGCGCCCTCAGACCCCGGCCAAGGATGAGATCGCGGCATGATTGAGTTTGACCCGCACCACCGTATCGACTTGACCGGCCCTTGGGCCGGTTTTTCTTTCCTCGGTGATCGGCTGATCACCCCTGAGGGCCGCGAGCTGCTGCCTGAAGACCTGGCGTGGCTGTCGCTCACCGCCTGCCAAGCGCAAGAATGGCGCCGGATGATGGAAGCTGCACGCGCGGCGCCGTCGATCGACAGTTCCAGAAATGGGCGCAATCGTGACGCCGACATCCGCCATCATCCTGCCAATGTCGTCAATCTGCGGGATGTTGTGAGCCAGCGCAAACAGCGTTCGGCAGTGGCGATGGCTGGCCCTGACGCCGATCCTGTGGCGGGTGTCCTGTCAGTACCGGGGCCGAGGCCCCGCCAGCGCGTGTAAGGCGCTTCCGTAGGGGCGCTGCCCCTACACCCCGATTCATTGCTCGCGGCAACGCAGCCATTCACCCTTGGCGTTTCGCAACTGTTCCCAGCCGTTGCTTAAACGGCGCATTGCAGTTCCACCCATGCAGGCAGCGCCCAACTGCTTCGCCTCAGCACTCCCGTAGGCTGGCATGCGAACAATCTCGCTCGACGGCGTTGGTATGCCTTGGCGACGCGCCTCGCTCTGGATCAAGGATCGTTCAATGTCGGTGCAATAGAGGCGAATGCGCGGATCGACGTTCTGCTGGCATTTCAGCGGTTCTGCACCAAGGTTGCTCGCCTTCGGTGTTGACGGCGTGTACCTGGGCGTTGGCTGCGGACCAGTGGTCGAGCGTAGCTGCTGTGCATGCACGGATGCTGACAACAGTAGTAGAGCCAGAAGTAGGCCTGATCGAATGTCCATTTCGCCCCCAAGGTTCGGGGGCATGGTATCCCATCGCGAAAATCAGAAGCTGGCCTGATACGGCGGCGTCTCAGGGAACGTGCCCAGCGGGCGCTTTCCAACTGCAATCAAGGTGCTCCCGTTCGCCGCGGCGGTGGTCGGCTGTGTCTCGCTCGCGCTCGTCACAGGCGCCCCCGCCGCAGCCCTTATGCGCTCGGTAGTTGAATCGGACTGTTCGCCGAACGGATCAACGGGCCAAGTGGTCGCGATGATCTCATGGCCTTTCGCTGACAGCAGCACACCAAACTCTGTCCGTTTTACGGACCAGCCCAGCGCCCACAGCTGCTCCGTAGTGAATCTGTCGAGCACCTGCCCTCCCCCCGATGCTCGGAACTCCACGATATCCCGGTGCCCGTACCAACCAGCGTGTCGCGCCCTGGCATTGGCCGCCATGTCGAGGATGTACTGCACGCCTGCGGGCATTTTCTCCTTGGACTTCGGCGTGTCCACTACCTTCGTGACCACGGTGGCCGGCTGTGCGCCGGGCGCTTGCGCGATTGCCGGAATCGCAGCTTTCTGCGACTTCACAACCTCTTTCAGCTTGCTTTCCTCGCCAGTTGATCCACCAGCGAAGAAGAATCGCAGGAACATGACAACGCCGATAACGAGTGCAAGCCCCATCACGATTGAGGGCCCCCGCAGTGTCTTCCACAAGGTGCGGGTGTTGCCCTTGTAGACCTCGTTTGACTCAATGCCCGGCTGCACGCCGTGGTAAAGCTCCCATATGGCCGGATCGTACTTGCGAACCTCGGTGCCCACCGTCTCGTACTTGCCGGTGCCAGTTGCTGCATAAAACCGCACGGAATATCGATGGTCGGACCCAAGCGCATCAAGCTTGGTGTACGTGTTCTTCTTCGCCATGCGGCGAATAATCAGCCGGTGCAGGTCTTTGCAGTCCTGCGAAATGATCACCATGTCAAGACTGATGTGGCCGTGCTTGGCGAAGAAGTTGGCCGTGCGCTCCGGAAGATTGGCCCGGTTCGTGGGCCAGTATTCATGCGCCTCATCGATCACGACTAGAGCATGCTTCTCGATGTGGGGGAACGAGATAGCACCGTCGTTGTCCGTGTCGCATACACACCAGTCAACCACCTCCTTGTCGCCCATCACGTGGACAAGATCGCGCACTTCTTCCTCAGGCATCCCGAGGTGAGCCGCAATCTTGTCCAGGCTCACACCTACGCCGTTGAGGCGCACGTACACGTGCCGCTTAGCGCGCAACGCGGGCAGGATGTGGTGGAGCACTGCCTCGTAGCTCTTGCCGCTGCGCGGCAACCCTTCATGGCCGAAGATCATTTCGTTACGTCCACTGGAATACGGTCAGGAACACCCGCACAAGGCGGAAGATGAGGGCGGCGGTCAGCAGCGCGATTGCCTCTCCGACACGCAGCTGCCCGACTATGAAGGCGGTCCATGGCCCGGCCGCATTGAGCATCGCGCAGAAGCTGATTTGCGTAAGGAAGTCCGGCGCCGGGATCAGGTACACAATCGCCTTTACGAACGACAGCACAAGCTCGATGAAATCCGTTTGCAGGTCCGTCATGAAATCGGAGAAGTCCGCCCACAGCGACGTGATCTGCTCTTTAGCCCATGCGGTGATCGCAGCAATCGGGCTCACGCCTTCGGCATACGCCCATGATGCCGACAGCGTCAACACAAGAAGCGCTGCAGCCAACACGATCAGATGTTTCCGATTCATAGCAGTGCCCACCTCAGGGCAACAACGCCCATGCCCGCAAGGAAGACAAATCCGGCGTACTGGAAAAGCTGCAGCAATGGCCCGCTGCACAAGCTGCTCAGATCGAACTTGCCGACGTACTGACCGCCGTCCCATGTTGCGGTGGGACAGGAGCCGCCTGCGCCGGTGCAATTGCCGAAGAACCCCTTGACCTTGGACAGGATCGGCGCGCCCTCAATGGCGGTCTTGAACTCGGCCAACACCTTCTGCACCGTCTTGCCGGACTTCTTGTAGAGGCGCCCTGTCGTCGGCCCCGCCCCGCCGCCCTCGCCTCCTTCGCCACCATCACCGGGTCCGGGGCCCGGGCCGGGACCGGGGCCCGGTCCTTCGCAGCCTGCAGGGTCTTTGCAGTCGCCGTCACCATCACCCGGGCCAGTTCCGCCACCGCCATCTCCACCACCTGGGCCGGTACCACCACCACCATCACCGCCGCCGTCACCACCACCATCGCCACCGCCGTCGCCGGGGCCGGTTCCGCCGCCATCGCCGCCACCCTCGCCTGGGTCTCCCGATTCGGGCGGGGCTAGCTCATCGGTTTTGCACGTGTCACCAGAAGGCGCATAGAGGTGTCCTGTGGGTGATCCTGCGTAGAGGCTATCGGTGTACTTGCATCCGTTGTGACAGACGGCGCCGAAGCCTGATTTATCTCCCTTCCACCCGGTCTCCTCAGGTCGCGCACTGCACTGTGTCTTGTAGGCGCGCTTGCTGGACGCATACCGACCGCTGGACGCATACGAGGGCCGTACGAAGCCAACGTATGCGTTGTCTTCCTGCTCAACCATTGGGACCCATGTGGACCCACCACCGGCATTGGAAATGCCAGCCTGCTCGGTCGCAGCCGCCCATGCCGCTGCGTAGGCCTCGCCTTGATCGTCACACTCGGCATAGGAGATGCCCGCCCTCGCCGGACACCCGGCGGCCTGTGCTGGTGCGGAAAGGCTCAGGCCAAGAACGGCCAGTGCAATCGCCGCAGTTGTCACGATGGCATGTCGAATCACTGACTGGCCTCATTGAATGCCAGAGCGACAGCGTGACCGGCCAAGCCGCCAATGAACGCGAACACCATGCACACAAGCATCGTCAATCCTCCCTCTCTGAAGCGCCGCAGTAGACGCATTCGCCGCCGTCATAGTCGTGGCCGGTGTCACCACACACGGCCTCCTCCACCTCGCCTGCCTCATCGTCGGCATGTTCGTCGGCGTCTTGGTCCTCACGGTCTTCAAAGAAGCCCGCGACCTTGTCAACACACCACCGGCCAAACCATGGCAGTGCCATCAGTGTCCCAGCCGCTACGATTGCGGCGACGGCCTGAGCGACGGACAGCCCGAGAAATACCCCACTGAAATCCATCACCTACCCCTAGTAGTCGATGACGGTGCGGCACTCCGTACACCACAGGCTGCCGTCGTCCAACACGATCACGTCATCACCGCCACACTCAGGGCACCAGTCATCCTGGCATTCATCGGTGTTGAGGTCATCGGGCTGTGTCTGCATAGGAATCGGGGCCGGTTTCCCAGCCCCTCCCCGTCACGATTCGACCGCGATCAGCGGAAGAAGGTCGCGACCTTGTTGGTCGCCCAGCGGGCGAAGCCCGGGGACGCCTTGATGGCGCCTGCGCTGATGATTGCGCTGACTGCGCTGGCGGCTGCGAGGCCGGTCAGAATGTCGCCGAAGTCCATTGCACTGCTCCTTGGTTATGCGCGTTGTGCGCGTTGAATGGGGTGGTCAATCCCGCTCTGTACTGACCGACTTCACGACGGCGCCCACGATGTAGCCGAGCACGTTCAGTGCAAGAACTAGCGTGAACACCCCCGAGAACCAGCCAGTGGCCACCTCAGGTTCGGGCCACTGGAATAGATCGATGAGAATTGAGGCCTGTGCGTGCTCTGCTGCTGACACAAGCACATACCCACCACACTGCGATGCAGGCTCCCCGGTGGGTACGAGCGTCCCCTCAGCCGTCAGAGACACGCACACGGCCATGACTTAAGCCTGCGCGGTTGCGCGCGGTGCAGCCTTGGGCACCATGCGCAGGACGGTGAACTTGCTCAGCGAGGCGACGCCCTTGTTGACCTGCAACATGGATTCAACATCGAGCTCGTACTCGCCCTCGGGGTAGCCCGGCTGGCCCTTGTCCAGGCGCACGTCGAACGGGTAGGCAAAACCACCGGTTTCCAGCTTGGCCTTCTGCTTGCGGGTGGTGTATTCCACGTTCTCGCCAGCGTCGTTCTTGAAGCTGCCGCCGCGTTCGTCAATTTCGTTCTTGAGGACGGTGACCTTGATGCTCATGTGCTGTTACCCCTTTGAGGTTGGCTGTACGGCCGCGATTTCGGGCCAGTGCGCTGCTGTGTCACCTGTGACCCACTTCGGCAGCGATGGCGAAGTGCAGGATTCGATTACCGCCCGCAATGCCTGATCGTCAGGGCAGTTCTTGGCGATGAAATTGAGGGCTGCGCCGTACTGGCGGCGGATGTGGCGGCGAACACTCTTCCACGTCGCCTCAACGGCGGCTTTCGTGATTTCGATGCGCGTGGCAACGCAGCGCAGAAAGGACAGGACCGGATAGGCACCCAGCAGGTAGGAGGCCGGGTCACGCAGAATGTCGAGCGGCAGTTCCTTACGGTTGGAGTTGCGGAACTGCGCCTCATAGCGCACCCACGGCGAACTCTTGTCGCCCTGCTCCCTGCCCTTCTCGTAGACGCGCAGCTGCTTTTCCGACTTCTTACCGCCGACGTAGAACGTCTTGCCGTCACCGCTGTCGTAGTCGTCCACCAGCTGCGCCTTGGGGCGCTGACCACGGTTGTCGAAGTCGCCATTGGCGTACCACTTCTGCGCCATACGCAATGGGTAGTCGCCCACCAGGTCATCAGCGCACACGTCGACACGGGTGATCCTTCCGGCGCAGCTTTCGAGCTTCGCTCGAAGCTCCAGCCACCGCTGCGCATGGCCGCAGCGCGCTGCGCTCATGGCCTTGCATCCATCACCCGTTAGCTCGATACGGGCGGTATACGTGCCATCGGCGCGGCGGCAATCTTCGCCGCCCAATTCGATCATGCCAACGAACTTCTTGGCTGCGTCGATGATCTTGATTCGCCACGTGTAGAAGCGACCGCCGCCCACGGTTTCATCAAGTTCAAGGCCGAGCCCGGCGAAGAACCAGCAGAACACCTGCAGGGCCGCGATGCGGGCGTTGTCCGGGGAGAACTCGATCCACTGGCGGACCTCTTCGAAGCTGTCGCCATCACGGAACGCGAGTTCGTCCAGCGCTGCGCGCAGATCGATGGAAGCGGAAAACCAGTCAATGCCGACCGTCAGGGTTCCCTCGGGGTTCCTGAATTCACTGACTCCCCTGTTAGACGAGGGGAGTCCCGACCCGGCCAGCACCGCGCGATCACCGACCATCGGAGCGATCCTTCCGGAGATTCCACAGGCGACGGATCCCAAGCCATGCCTGCTCAATCACGATTGAAGCTATTGCGCCGCCGAGGCAGACGACAATCAGCACTGCGCATGCGAAAAGGCCCATATCGGTCTGCGCAAGTTCGGCGGCAAAGGAATGGATGTTCATGCGACTCGCTCTTGTGCTTCGGCCAGCTCAGCGGCAGCGAGCAGATCACCGCGCTTGGTGGCAGCAATCTCAGCCTTTGCGAGTGCGATGACCTGGGCTTCGCGGGACTGCTGCGAGGCGGTGTAATCACGCCGGTCGAGCAGCCACGAAACGAGCTTTGCGCCACCGATGGACACGGCCACGCCGGCCGCCAGCAGCACGAAGGTAATGAGCGGATCGATCATCCCTGTTCCCCTGCCCCAAGCCCCAAGGCGACCCGCCAGCGGCCTTGGGGTGCCGGTGGCGGGGTGTTTAGCCACGCCAAACACGGAGGCATGTATAGTCCCGCTATACACCCCTGTCAAGGATTGCTAACCATGGATACCGCCAACGATCTGCTTGACAAAGTGAAGGCCGCTTGCAACTTCCCGTCCGACAACGTTTTGGCGCAGAAGATCGGACTTACGCGAGCAATGGTCAGTTCGTGGCGACATGGGCGCCATCCGATCCCGGATGAGCGAATTGCGCAGATGTGCGCCTTGGCAAAGCTCGATGGGCCCACGTGGATTGCCATGCTCCACGCGGAACGTGCGCAGACTGCGACTGAGCGTGCCTTGTGGCGTCTCATGCTGGACAGGCTGAGCGCGGCGGCTGCGGTCGTCGCGCTGGTGGCGCTGTCGTTGCCAAGCATCGGAAACTCAAAAACCGCCCAAAATCAGGCGGTTAGCGTGGGTCTACTGACCCATTCTGTATATTATGTTACAAAGGGCTCTGCCCATACGAACCCCAGCCAGTCCAGTCCTGGCCGCAAGCTGCCCCCCTTCAAGTCCCCCCAACGCCCGCAGAACCTGGCTCCACGGCGCCAACTTCTCACCCGGCATGCAGGCACGCCGGTGTAG